TGCAGATCGTGGTTGGGGATTTCAAATATGGACTGAGAATGAACTCAGCGCCATGGGCATTTTACCTAAACCTAAGAAAACTATAAAGCCCTTAAAACCATTACGTAAACCTAAAAAGAAATAGTATACTCACCTACCTCAAAGACCACTCTTTAATTATATACATTTTTAATGATTCGTCAACCCCTAAAATAGATATAAATAACACTATGGCAGATTTATTTAAGAACTTAGAAATAGAAGCGTTTCGTGCAGGTATCACCCCTAGAACAAAAGAGTCTAGGGCTTGGTTCCGTAAACGTCTAGGCGGTATTCGTAAAATGAACCGTAACGATGTAATGAAAGACGATTCATTAAAGTTAGTCAACAGGCAACTAGTTGGATCAATGCAGATGTTTTTCTATGACCCAAAACATAAAGACACGTTACCCTACTATGATGCATTCCCTTTGACTATTGTGATTGGTCCTGCTAAAGGTGGCTTCCTTGGTTTGAACTTACATTACCTACCAATGGCACTAAGAGCAAAGTTCTTGGATGCTCTGATGGATGTGACAACTAACGACAAGTTCAATGAAAGCACACGCTTTGATGTAACCTATGATATGCTAAAGTCTGCTGCAAAATACAAATACTTTAAACCTTGTGTAAAGCATTACTTGACAACTCATGTTAGAAGTCGGTTTGCTAGGATACCTGCACCTGAATGGGAAATCGCAACGTTCTTACCCACTGCTTCTTGGCAGAAGGGAACAGGTACGCAAGTGTACAGAGACTCTAAGAGGATGATTTAATGGCTAGTGTCGATCAATTAAAAAGCTTAGTGTCTAGAAAAGATGGTATAGCACGTCCAAATGTATTCAGGGTTAAGCTACCAACAATCCCTGGTGCTACCTCCGAAGAAGTAAACTTGCTCTGTAAGGACGTTATATTGCCCGGTAAGCAGGTTCTGACGAATGAACGCAGGATTGGTATGCAAATGCAGAAGGTTCCTTATGGGTATGCCGTTACAGACATTTCCATGACCTTTCAAGTTCTAAATGATTATGGTATACGAAAGTACTTTGATACTTGGCAAAGTCTTGCTGTAGATCAGGATGGTCAGACAGCAGGATATCTCAGAGGCAAAGAAGGATACGGAAAACAGATTGTGATTGAACAGTTGAAGAAAGGTATTGGTCTTCCTGTCTACTCCACACCTCTTGGCATTCCTAAACTGCCATCAGAAATACAAAATAGATTACCTAAGTTTGGTCCTATTGATCTTGCACAAGGTCAGTTTGACTTGGACTTTGTTACAGGTGATGATGTAATATATTCGTGTACGTTGTTTGACGCATTCCCTACCACCATGAACGACATTCAGTTGAACAATGATATTGATGGTGTCGTGGAGTTGAATGTGCAAATGTCGTATACAAAATGGATTCCAAATGAAGTTGAAGCTACAAGTAATATAGAAAAGTTTTTGACAACTCAAATAGGAACAGCAATAGGAAGAGTATTTAATTAAAGGATGAAATGAATGGCACTACCTAAACTAAATGATAAACCAAAATATGAACTTGTTATACCTTCGTCACAACAGGCAGTTAGATTTAGACCATATCTCGTAAAGGAAGAGAAGGTCTTGATGTTAGCAATGGAGAGTGAGGATCAAACACAGGTCTTCAATGCTATTGCAGATACTATTGAAGCTTGTGTCGAAGAACCGATAAGCAAAAAAGCACTGACTAGTTTTGATGTTGAATATATGTTCGTCAAAATCAGATCTAAGTCGGTAGGAGAAAATATAGAACTCAAACCTAAGTGTGAACATTGTGAAGCAGAAAATGAAGTAAAGATTATTCTTGATGATATAACTTTGGATATGCCTGATGTTGATTATGTTATAAAGTTAAACAACGATATTAGTATTAGGATGCAGTATCCGACATACCTTAGTATTATGGATTTGGCTAGTCTTGATGTGAAGTCTAATACAGAACAAACATTTGCAATGATTTTAAAATGTATTGAATATGTTATGACTGAAGATGAAAATATGCCATTTAAGGATGAAAGTTATAGTTCTCAGATGGAGTTTGTTGAGTCTTTAAGTTCTGAACAGTTTGATATGATTAGGAAGTTTATTGAGACCATGCCACAGGTGACCTATGATGCGTCATATGAATGTGTTGGGTGTCAAAAGAAAAATGAGTTGGTTTTGAAAGGTATGAATGATTTTTTTTAGTATCTCTTTCCCATGATAACTTGGTGAACTACTATCAAGTTAATTTTCAGTTGATACAGAATCATAACTACTCTTTAGATGATGTTGAAAATATGATGCCTTGGGAAAGAGAAATCTACTTAGCTATGTTGATCGATCAAATAGAAGAACAAAGAAGAGAAGCTGAAAGGCAGAAGATGAGCAATGGCAGATAATTTTGACAAACTTGTTAAAGCATTAGTTGAGAACAACAGATCTCAAGACGAAACGACTGATGCTGTAGACAAACTTAACAAGACCATGGAAGATCATTTCAAGTTCTTAAAAAGACAAATGAAAGATCAGGAAGAGGATCGTAGAG